ATGGAAGCCACACCAGAGGCCGAATGGCCCGATGAATTCACCCGAGAGGAAATGCTCGAGCAGCAGTCGCGCCTGCTCATCGAGGAATTGCGCTTGCTTCAGGATGAAGTGAGCCGGCAGCGGAAGAACATCGCCAAGCTGGTCGACATGAACGGCGAGGCTACGAAAGAGCGAGAAGCGGCGCGCGCAGATCTGGCGAAAGCAAAAGAAACGATCACCAGGCTGAACACCGAAAGCTGCGAGCAATCGCGGGAGGTGCGAACGCTCAAGGCGCAACTCAATCAGCACAAGGCGGTCATGCGTGAGCACAAAATCCCCGGCTACTACTTCGAGCCGAATTGTGGCGATCCTATTCCGATCAAGGTCGTGCCCTGATCACCAGCTTTCCCATGACGTCTCCCAGTCAGGCAGGTCAACCGTCTGACCTGCCAGCGCGTGCGTACTATCGCTCAAGTACTGGATGCGGCCTTCAGTGACGAACGAATGGCAAACGAACGGCCGCGGCTCGACATGCCCGCCAGCCATCAGCGTTGCATGCTCTTCCTCGGTTACATGTTCAAACCCGGTCGTCAGTACGCTTGGAGTGAAGGTTGGCGAATCCGGATTGCCGTTGTAACCCCAGTTCGGACCGGGCGTGTTGGGCGAATTGACCTTGATGCTGTGAGGTCCCTTGCAACCCGGGCAGAAAAACCAGATCGATCCCTCCGCACCCTGCCCGAGGCAAGCGCCAACTGTTTTGATTTCGCTCATGGCACGTCCCTGAAGAAGATATGATTCCCCAGCGTGAGCGTCTTCTTCGCGCCGTTCGCCCACTTCGGCGCCGACGGCATGCTGGCGGCGTAATAGTGAGTCGCCCCGTTGGTTGGGTCCTCCACCTTTCCGTCGATCACCTGATCAGCCGCGATGCGGCACTGCGCCAGTTCGCGAAACGGGATCGGCTTCGCGCCACTGAGCATCGGGTAGTTCGGGTCGTTCTTGTTCCAGCAACTGAACTGGTAGGGCTTCTGGCACACACCGGCGTACCCCTCACCCCACCACGACTTTTCCTTTCCATCCTCGACCCGGTTCCGGATAGACCAGGCTACGGCGATCATTCCTGACAACCCTTCCCCGCGTGCTTCACCCCAGAGCGTTCGCGCCAGTATATACCGGTCATTTTCGGTAACATTCATCAACTACTCCGCGTATAATGAAATATCTCTAATGGGGGTCTGTATGAAGAAACTTTTCAATATTTTTGTATGTGTTTTAACTGCTATATCAACACAGGTTTTCGCAGCTGTAGGAATAGAGCAGTTTGGCGACTCCACAACCCAAGCGCTAACATATAACGGTACGATAATAACCCTTGCTGACATATCGGCGCCCGGACAATTGTTCACGGATCTTCAATCAAGATTTGGACAAAGCTCAATAATTGTGTACAACAGGGGGGAAGCATCTACTTGCGCAAAAGACTTACTAAATGGAAACCCTAATTTTTATACAAAAATGCAATCGTCTACCGCAAGCATAGTAACATTCAACTATGGAATGAATGATGGGTATTACTGCCTGCAGACGGTAGATCAATATTATTCGCAGATGGATCAGCTCGTTAAAATTGCTAAAGCTTCTGGTAAGACCGTTGTACTCATTGAGCCAAACCCGACAACAAACCCGAAGAATCCAAATCTTTACGATTATGTTTCCGCACTATCCATGGTGGCAGTGAATAATAACGTACCAATCGTGCAGCACTATAAGATATGGAAAAGCACGGGGCTTTGGCGCGCCTTGCTCAGTGACGGCATACACCCAACGAATGACGGGTACAGAACGAAAGGTGATACTGAGTTTCAGGTAATATCACCAATTGTTCAGCAGCTAATGCAATGAAAAAAGCCCCGAGAGGGGCTTTTTATTTCAGCATCTCTGCCACATCTGGGTTTTCTGAAAGAAACGTTTTCAGCTTGTCCATCGGGTCAATATCAACAGGAGCTGGTGGGTTTAGCAACAAAAGCAGACGCGGATCATCGTCGTCAATCTCCACGATTCCAGGCCACACATCTGGATCTTGATCCGCCGCAAAATACGACTTTATTGATGTTTGTTTTTCATCTGTAAACTGCACAAACATATTTCACCTCAAAACTTGTAGCCAGTGATATCGGCGTTCAGCAGGACGGTGCCCGAGGTAGCGCCACCTTTGTAAAACAACTGGTTAGGTGTTATGGACGGTACATCAACAAAACTTATCTGTGCTTGAGATCCGCCGGGCGTGTAGGCGCCTAAATATTCTCCACCAGTACCTGCTGCTGACCCTGCGACATCCATAACAACCTGAGTGGTGACGGAAGGGATTGCTCCGATATTACCATTTACGGTTTTTGCATTGAGGGGAACGACGCCTGTTACGTTGAACGGCACAAAGGAGGCTGATGCAGTAGTGGTGCCCAGCGTTAAAACGACATCGAATTGGACTAGCCGATCAGTAATCGAACCTGGCTTGAACAACCTCGCAGCAGTAGTCGGATAAATGCCAACAAGGCCGGACGCTGTGTACCCGGCAGGCATGTTCGCCCCACCATAGATCTCGGGCGCAAGCAGTCCGCTGGTGTCCTTCGCGATCAACATCGGGTTGGTAGAAGATGGGGCAGCATTAGGATTGTAGGCCGCGTAAATGGCTACGAATCCACTAACGGGCGCCAGACCAATGTCCATCCCGCCGGCGCCTACACCCGCCAAGTTGATAGACTTGGTGAACGATGGCAGCAACCAAGCGGTTCCGCCAAGACCCGACTTCACAACCACTTCGTCAGCGTTGTAGGTGGCAGTTGCGGAAGCCGCTGTCACGATCATGCGTCCGTTACGCACTGCACCCGCGAGGCCTGTCCCTATTTTGCGGATAGCCTGCAGAATCTGATTCTGCGTACCCTTCACCGGCGTGATTGCAGCAGCAGAGAGAACGCTAACCATCTCCTCCTGCATGTCATTTAGCCACGGGGCTGTGACTACGGTTGCTTGAACACCGCCTGTTGGATCGCCCTCTGTGAACTTGTTGTCGACCGTGGCCCCTGGGCCGTCGATTCTGTGCATGCGTCAGTCTCCGTACGCGAAGAGCGCAATGGTGTGCGCGGGCTTCAATTGGTTGATCTTGCATTCGAGGGTGTCGTTGCCCCATGTCCGCAAGCGCTCGCCGGCGGCAGACATCCCGGCTCGGAAAGAAATCACCGATGTTTCAGCGGCGTGTATGCGCCAGGTGAAAACCCAGGCACCGTTTGTGAGCGCATCGCCTGCGTGGGAAAGCCCTGCGCGGAAAGGTCTGAATTGCTCAATGGTCACGTCGTAACCGAGAGCGCCAGCAAGATCGATAAAGTAAGCGGGCGATTGGCCGCCGGTGCTGGTCAGCTTTGCGATCAGGGCGTTCTTCCTGCCTTGAATCGTTTGCTCAAGTGCGCCGGAGCATTTGTCGGGAAGTCCTGCCACGCGCTCCCAATCACTGAGCAATTCGTTCGTGCTGGCCGGGTTCGCCTCAGTAGGGAGCGCCTCGCCCCTGCCGTCAACTCTGGCCAGCTCAATGGACATCCCATCGAGCAGACTGTGTAGCGTGGTTCCGGCTTCCCGCGGGAATGCCTGACCGGGAGGCAGCAGCGTTTTCAGCTGCTCCAGGTAGTCGGCAGCTGTCGGCATTACGCCTCCTTAAAAGCTGGAGAAGGTGATTGTTCCGGGAATGGCCATATGGCCTGTTGCATGCGCAACATCCGCGGTCGGCGAGGTGATGACGTTGTCCGACTCGCCCGCGGCCACCGAGACGGCTTCGCGAAGATGGCTTATCAGCGTCGGGCTGCCGGGTTTTGAATCACGCATGATCAAATCGGCTACCTCCGCTCGAACGGCGGCCTGGACTGCAGCGGTGTTCGGCGAAAGCTTCACGGCCATGTTGAGTGGGTCAGCGACAGGCGCTGCTACAAACACTTCAGCAGTCACCGGCGCGCGGGCATTGATGTAGGTCTGAACCTCGGCCACCTTTGCCGGGCTTGGGATGATGTTTGTTTCACCGTCACAGACGAACAACACGGTTACCGTGCCCGCGCCCATCTGAAGCGGATAAACCCAGACACGCGTCACACCGGGCACTTCGAGCGCCCACTGTTCGTAGTCCGTCGCCGCACCACCGTGAGGGGGCTGGCGGATTCTCTGCAGCAGTCGGCTTAGCAACTGAGGATCGGTCTCGACGTCTAGACCACCCTCAATATCAGTAGCAGCCGCGCCAGTTGACTGGACACCGGCTACGGGAGAGAGCAGGAACAACGGCGTGCCGGCAGGCGCATCACCGTCCGCGCCAGCCTCCACCGCCACAACAGTTGGCTGCAGCGTGGTGCCAGTGAAAGTACTTTCAGCCAGAACTCGATATTGCACCCCGTCCTGTCGTTGCAGAATTATTCCGGCCGGGACCACGGATCCGATCGAGCCAGCGAGCAAGGCGGCGCCGGTTGAGTAGTCGGCAGCCTTACGGAAAACCTTCCAAATCTTTGCCCAGCGCTCCAGGTATTCTTTTTCTGCGGTGTCGATGATCGCCTGCTTGGCCGCCCATTCAAGGAAGCCGTACAGCATGTGAACGGCGCCCGCTTCGGAGCGCCCCAGGATGCCCAGCAGAGAGCGGCGCAGAACCGCACTTTCGACACCGGTGACCCGGCCGCTGATATCTGTTGTAACCCGATCAATGAGTTCGGTTAACGTGGGTCGAGCAAATGGCATCAGGCAGCCCTCTTGCCGGCCTGAGCCGACCATTCGTAGTTGTACCGGTACCGCACGGCAGGGCCAGTCGGACGGTAGATGTCGATTACCAGCAGCATCACGCCCATTGAATAGAAGGACGCTACGACTTCAATCCTCGTGGCAACCAGGTCGTCAATCATCCAGGCGAGCGCATCGCGGCAGTACTGCTCCGCGCGGCTCAGTGTTTGAGGTAGCTGTTTTTCCCGCGCCAGCAGCCAAAGCAGCGAGCCGGTCTGATCCGTGGCAGAAGCATTTGTGATGTCGCCCCAGTAGCCCCGCAGATCATCCTGCGGATACTCGGGCGGGATCTGCTCCGCGCTGGCTCGCGCGTCGGTGAACAGGCTGATGATCACGGCCGTCTCAAGGCCGTCATCCCGTTCAAGGTCGAATCCGAACAGCACCACGTCGCCGCCGAACTCGGTCATTACCATTGCGGCGTCGGCCATCAGTTGGGTACTCCCGCGCCACCACTGGCGTGCGTGTGGGTGCTGTCAACATGCTTGCCGTTGTTGATGAGCGTTCCGGTGCTGGTGATGTTGCCCTGCACGTCGAGGTTGCCGACGATCTGGATGTTGGGTGCCTCGATGAGGACCTTCGTCACGGCGGTGACCTTGAGCTGGTCACGCAGCAGTTCCACCTTGTTGCCCAGGTCGTCATAGATGGCAACCTCGCCAGCCTCAAGCGGAATCCGATAGCGGCGATCATCGACCACCAGCACGATGCCCTGCTCGCGGTTGCCGCCGACGGAAGCAAACGCCACGTCGCCTCCGGTCGGATGGCTGGTGAAGCCGTAGTTCTGCATGTGCTCGACGTCGTCGCGCAACTCGTCCTTCAGCAGTTCGACCTGCACCTGCTGCCGGCCGTTTGCGTCATTGACACGACGCAGCACGCCGCGCGAGAACATCATCATCACGCGCTGGCTGACGTCACGAAGGGGATTACCCATCTTTTTTATCCTCTTCCCCAATGGCTTCTGACCAAATGTTTCGCCCGCCCTTCTTGCCCTTCTTCCCTTTTTTGGAATCAGGCGGCTCGGGCGAGAATGCTTGCGGGCTTACGATGTCCAGCTTTGTCGTGGTGCCGCCGTCGCCCCGCTCGTACGTGGCTTGGCGGATGATCATTTGCCCATCCATCCGCAACCATGCGGACTTCACCTGCACCAACATGCCGGGCTCCCACAGCGGACCGCCCGGCTTCTGGCGCCAACCCTGAACAGTCACGGATGCCGAGGCCGACTTCCCGAGACGACTATTCGCCTCCCAAGTCGCGCGCTCCTGAGCGGTCGCCCCCGTGCTGCCCGACTCGGCAACGATGAGCATGGGGCGGTAACGCTTAATGCCACTGTCTGAGGCACCGCCCTCGATATGGGCTTCGGTCGCGCCCTCGCTGTAAGGGTTGTAGGCGGCTTGGCCTTTTACGATGTACTGGCTAAACCGCTGGCTGTGATCGATGCTTCCGGACGCGCTCAGGATGTTTTCGCCCTGAACCAGTCCGACCACTGCGCGCTTGTTCCCGGCCCGTGTGATCAGCAGTCCGCCTGCACCATCAGGCATCAGCAGGAGCCGACGCTGCTTGGCGTAACGGTCGATTGCCTCAAAGGCCGTTTCGCCCTGCTGCAGCTTGCAGACGGAAAAGGCGTCTCCGACAGGTACGTCAGCCGAAACGCCGACGCCAAATGGCCGTGCCAGAATCTGGGCGAAGCGCAGCAAGTCGATATTTTTCCACTCGTCAGGCGTGTGCACCGCGCTGCAATCGATAAGGTCCGAAGTGCGGTCTCGCCCCTGAATGTTGATCGTGTGGTCGGTCGAGCTGAACGACGGCTTAAAGATGTCGACGTACCCGATGACCATCGGAATGCCAGCCAGACGGACTTCGCACTTGTCGCCCGGCAAGATCGGCCACGGCTCGGTTTGGGCGCCCTTGCCGTCCTGGCCTTCCCAGCGCTCAGTCAGCGTCGTCGTGAATGCGCCAGACGAAGCGTCAACCGCTCGGGTGACACCGATCTGCGTCCAGCCTGAGTACTTCATGCCATTGACCAGCAGTTCAAGGTCATCCATTTGCGAGAACCTCAAGTGGTTGGCCGCCGGTCAAGAAGCCAGGTCGGCGAGGATCATTGCGCGCCACGATGTCGTCGGCCCGGCTGGCATCGCCGTAAAGCTGATAGGCAACCAGCAACGACGGCAGCGTCTGCCGGGGTGAGAACTTCGCCAGCCTGGGCAGATCCAGTTCGGGATCCGGCACGGCCTGGACTACCGCGGTCCGAAGGTCAGTGAGCGCGACATAAACCAGATCGTTGTTGGTGATCTCGCTTTCTTCATCAAGGTTGTCAGCCAGTTCGGTGCGCACCTTGATTGCAGCTTCGTAGCTGTCGTATTTGGCTGGTGCTGACGCGGTCTTTGTCCCGCCGTTCGAAACGGTCTCGGTTGTCTGGGTTACGACCGCCGCAATAGCTGCCTGCGCAATAGCAGCCTGACGAACCAATGCGGAGACCGCAGATTCGTTCTTCACGACCTGCTGACGACTCGGCGTCAAAACCGCCAACACCGAACCGGCGTCATCGTCATCATCTTTGCTCGGGAAATACTGGTTGTAGAGATCGACCAGCATTCCAAAGGCGCTGCTACCGAAGGCCGAACGCACACTTCCAATGGCGTCAACGACCTGGTTGGCAAAATCAAATGGCTGCTGGATCAGGTCGAAGGCATCGCTGCCGATACTTTTGACCTTGTCGTAATAATCGGAGGGCGCCTGAATGTCGCTGGACACGATAAATTCCGGCGAGCTCAGGTAGTCGCTCAGCTCTTTGATCTTGGTGGTTGCAGCGTCTGCGACGAATGACGGGTAACCCTTGGTCAGGAAGTCAGATACGAAGTTTTCCTTCGCCGTTTCGGTGACCTCATTGCCCTTCTCGCTGATCGCATTGACGCTGTCGACCTTGGCAGATGGGTATGAGGCCTCGCCCGCTTCGAGGAACGTCATGGATAGAGTGCACTTGCCACCCTCTTCCGATGTTTCGTTCACATTGAGTCCGCGACACACCACGGTCAGTTCGCCGCGGTAAGGGTGAACCAGAACGCCCGGACCTTGCTGCTCGCAAGCCTTGATCAGCTCTTCGCGAGCAACGTCGTATTCCTTGCCCAGCAAATACCCGGTAATGCTGAACTCTCTGGACTTGCGCCCAAGGTCTTCGGTGTAGGGGATATCGCGCTGCGCTGTTTCGTGAACTGCCTGGCGACGGCCATGACTGCTGTCCGCCGTGGCCACAAAAAAGCCCACGCCGCGAAAGGTCGCGGCGCGGTAGTTGTCTCGCCAAGCCATGGGGAGCTCCGGTTATGGGGCCATCATCGAGAAGCCAATGTTGGTATCGAATTGAGCGCCCTGGCTGCCTTCGGTTTTAACCTTCGAACCGGGAGGCAGGTTGTTCAGATCGACTTTCACCAGCACCTCTTGTTGAGGCTGTTGCAGTTGCTGGACTGCGGCCTGCCCGACTTGCGCGGCACGCCGCCCAAGATCTGGATCAGCTGCACCCGCCACTGGCGCACCGCCTTCGCCTCCTGCGCTAACGCTCAGACCGTCAATGCCGAGCAGCTTTTTCGCCCAGTCCGGTAGCCCATTCTTGATGGCAGCAACAGCGTCGGTGATCTTCGAGCCGAGAATCGCCCCAAGGTCCCAGCCAGTCAGGTATTTGATCAAGCCGTTGAAGGCCTCCATCATCAGCCTGACCGGGTTGTACTCGAGCCAGACCTTTGTGATGCCATTGATGATCCCGTCGGAAAACGCGGCCTTGACCCGTGCCCATTTCTCTTCGAAGAACTTGGCGATGGAATCCCAGTTTCGATAAACGATGAAGGCAGCGGCTGCGATCGCAGCGATAGCAGCAAGGAACCAGCCCACGGGTGTGAGCCCGATCGCCAGCCCCAAGCCCTTCAACGCGACAGCCAGGTTCAGCACAGCCACAAGAAAACCACCGCCGATGTACAGACCCAGCGCCGTGAAGATCAGGTTGGCGCCGCCAAAGGTGTTCGACAGCGACCCCATGATCTGAATCACCGGCTGAATCCCGTCGTACAGATCACCAAGGAAACCGGTTACCTTCTCAATGTTTCCGGGCAGGTTCTCGGCAAACGCCATGGCGAATGCCTCGATCTGAGGCCGGTACTTGACGATGGTCTCAATCAGTTTCCCGCCGAGCTTGTTCAACTGCGGGACCAGGGCGCTGCCGATGCTATTGCCAACCCCGGTCAGCGCAGCATGCAGGGTATCAAGCGTGTCGCCGAACGCTTCGCCGTCGCGCACAGCATCTTCCGAGATGACCAGCCCGAGGCGGCGGGCCTCGTCAGACATTTCCTTAAGACCGGCGCTGCCGCCTCGAATCAGTGGCAGCAGTTCAGTCGCGCTCTTACCAAAGATTTTCACCGCCGCCTGCGCCTGCAGGGATGGGTCTTTGATCTTGGAGATTCGGTCAACAAAGGTATCGAACAGCTGATCAGAGCTTTTGAGATGACCTGAGGTGTCCTTGATGTTGATCCCGAGGCCCTTGAACATCTCCTTGAGCTCTTTCGATCCAGCCGTAGCGGCGCCGATGTTGATCTGCATTTTCTGCAGGGCGCCACCCAGTGTTTCGGCGGACGACCCTGAAAGCTTGGCCGCAAAGCTCAGCTCCTGGAATCGCTCGCGGCTGATCCCGGTACGTTCTGCGGTATCACCGATTGCGCCCGTCGCATCCGCGAACCCCTGAAAGAACGAAGTAAGGGCCGCGCCGGTTAGCCCCAGAGTCGCGCCGAGACCAAGCAGTCGTTTGGCGCTGGAGGACACGGCGGTACCGAGCCCACCCACCGCGCTGCCGACACCCTTCAAACTGTTCGCAAAGATCGGCAGTCCAGTGCGGTCGAGCGCACCAGTGACGCCAGCGCTAGCCGCCTTGACCTTGCCGAAGATCCCTCGCAGCGGTGATGTAATCCGGTCCACCGCCTTGATAATGACGTTTAGGGAGTATCCTTTTTCTGCCATTCAACCCATTCCTCGGTGCGCTCAAGCCACCATTTCAACTCCTCGAAATCCATATCCATGACTTCCGAGGGTTGAACGCTCATGACCTTGACGACAACAGTCACTCCTGACTGCCACCCCCGAGGTGCGTCAGCAAAAAATCGCGCGCTTCCTGAATCAGCGATGCCTGGTCCTCTTCCTCCAGCTCTTCAATGAGTGCTGGAGGGTGCTCGACCATCTTCGCCGCGAGGTCGATCAGGGTGGCAAAGTCGATATCGACACCACCGCTGCCTTTGCCGTCGGAAGTCACGCGCAACGCGTGGCCGCGCAAGTACTTGAGCTTGCGAGTGACGGTCAGTTCGGTGAGCGTTTCTTTACCGAAGGTGACCGGGGCCGACAGCGGTAGATTTTTTTCCTTTGCCATTACGAGACTTCCTCGGCAGACATGCCTTCAAAACGGCAAGCGATGTTGCCTTCTTCGGTGTTGCCGGTGCCCTCGCCAGCGAACCAGGCTTCACTCAGCGTGATGACCTTGCCGTTGGAGAGTTCCAGCGTGATGGTGGCGTCGTCCAGCGTGACCAGGTCTTCGAGGCTCAGCTCTTGCCGGTCAGTGATTTCGCCCTCGATGAAAGGAACCTGCGGGGTCTCCTTGTAACCGTGGACCGTATCGGCGCCGACGACGCCTTCGCGTTTCGGCTTGCCGAGGTTGTAGGTAAAGTTGCCCTTGGCGAAATAGATATCGCCGTTCACCTTCAGGGCGATGATTCCCCCGATGCGGTTTTTGCCTGCCATGTGCTATCTCCTGGCCGTCGCCGTTACAGGCGGAACTGAATTTTGTTGGCGACGATTCGCAGTTGATTGACCAGGTCCGGAGGCAGCAGCATGTCTGCGCGGTTCGGATCGCTTTCGTTACGCTCGGAAATCAGGTTGGCCTTGAAGTCCGGCATGTTTTCTGCGAGCCCCAAACGCTCCCACTCCCGAAACTTCGAAATGGCCTCGGCCTTCAAGACAACCGGCGTGACCACGGGCTGGCCCGCGCCGTAGCGCGTGCCATCGTCCGCCAGCTTGTGGCGCGGGTACTTGCGCAAGATGTAGTCGCGCCAGTCATGTCGGATGTACATCAGGGTGAACAGCGTCTCGCTGTCCAGGTAGCTGATGTCTGCGCCTCCGGCGGTGTTGGTCTTGTACGTTGTGATCAGACGCTCAACGACCATGGTGCCGTCGTTGTTGACCTTGCTGGTTGCAATACCGTCAAACAGCAGCAAGTTGCGCTCTTGGTTGGTGAGCTTGTCGGCGGCAGACGGCGCCAGGCACCACGCGTACTGCAAGTTCTGAATCGGACGGGCCGGATCGATTGCGGCATACAGGGCGGCAATGGCCATGGTTTCAGCCGCTTTCTCGTAAGCCGGCATCGGCTCATCGTTGGCCATCATGATGACCAGGTGCTGGTTGTTGTGGCTGTCGCCCAACGTGCCAAGCGAACCTTGCGTGCCGCGCGCGGCCGTGAAAGCGTGCGCCTCAATCTCGCGATCCCATGCAAACCGGCTGTTGAGCTCGGTCTTCACAGTCGCCAGCGTGGCGGAATCGGCGTACGCCAAAGCCCATACCTGAAACCACTCATCACCGAGCGCGGCGAGAGCGGGTGCCAGATCCGGGTTGCCGGTGCCACCTGTAAAAGCGCTGATGGTGACAGCAACCCCAGCAGGCAGGACCTGCCCTACGTAGTAGTTCACGCGCGCGTTCAGGGTGTTGCCCGGTTCGCCCTTATGGCGGCTGGTCAGGGTAACGGTGCCAGTGGCGGCCGTTGCAGTCACAGGCATGTCATCGGCAGCCGTAACAGCAGCAACCACTGCAGTCGCGATAGCCGTGGCCGTGTCGCCGCTCAGCACGCCGACGGATACACGCCGCCCGGCGATTAGCAGCTCAATGGTGCCCGATGCAGTGGCGGGACCCGTAAAAGCGAGCGTGGCGGTTGCGGCGACACCCGATGCAGGATCCACCACCGGCATAACCTGCAGCTCGGTATAGGTGTCGATCTTCATGGCAGCGCGAACCATGCCCGCCAGCATGGAGCCTTTGCCGAACTGGACATCGGCCTGCGCAGGGCTGGTGATGCGGATCAGCGTGTTCGCAGCGGCCAAGCCATCAGCGAGCTTCTGCCCGATCAGCAGGCGGCGATAGCTGACGGGCTGGGGGCCACGTACAGCCTTGGTGTTATCAATCTCGCTGTAGACACCGGGCTTGCGAAGCGTGCCGGCGCTAGGGATCGTATCGAATCCGATAGCCATTATTTCTCACCCTTGGTTTCGGCCGGTACAGCAGCCTCTTTGATCGTTACGTCACCGGCCTTTTGCTTGCGGATCCAGTAACTGTTCAGTTCAACAGGCAGGCCTTCCGGCTTGATCTGCTCGTAGGTGTCGGGATGTCGCACCAGGCGACCCTCGACCGGCTTCACGATCACACGCGTGGTCATGGGTTCAGGTCCTCGATGATTGTTTTCGCACGGTCGGCCGGGTCTGGCTGGGCATTGCCCAGGCTGTACTCGGTGTTCAGCGTGTTGAAGTTGGGGAGTGAATCGTTGAAGTTGTCGTCGGGGTGACGATCGAGGTATTCGGCGTTGAAGACGATCCGGCATCCGCCGAGCAACTCGTCGCCCTCGTCACGGATCACCATGCGGGTCTGTGCGTAACGCAGGTCGTTGACGGTGTCGCCAAGCGTGTCGTCCTGCAGCAGCAGGTTTTCAACTTGCCGGCATATGGCATCCAGCGTGTCGTCCAGGGCAGCGTCTGCGCTGGCATGAATCTCGACCACGAGCTGCACCGTGCGCAGGTACTCGCGCGGCGCCGAGTTGAAGATCACCCCGCTCTCATCCATCGTGTAGACGATGATCGCCGGTAACTCGTCCTGCCATCCATTGGTGATCAGCGGAGCAACGCGGCTTGCGAAAACACTGGCGCCTGCGGATGTTCGCCCAAGCAACTGCGCAACCGCCTGTTTGCGGATGAGCTCTCGCGGGTGAGCCATGGATTAAGCCTTCTTGAGGATGATGGTCACGCCAGCGACGCCGTCAGGTTGCACGTCGTTGATCCGGTAGAGCTGACCGCGAGCTCGGACACGATCGCGGTTAGTCGGCTCGTTCGGAAGATCGACCAGACACACGCCGAGCACCGGGTTCAAACTCGATATCGGCGCCCCCGTTTCTGTATCAACAGTGATGTGAGCGGAGTCGAACACGGCCTTTGGTAGCTGGACGCCCGGCTCAACACCATCAGTAAGCCACCAGACAGTGCCGGGCTCTTCGTTGAAGGTTTTCACCGCAACGCCCAGCATGCGGCCAGCCATGCTGGCCCAGCCCATTACGGCACCGCTACGGGTGCGGACACACCGTTCAGGCGGCAGGCGCCGGTGGCTGATGGGTTTGCAGCCACATCAGTGGCAACGCCGACCAGTACCAGACCGGTAGCCGACACGTTGGTCAGCGCACGGCTGGACGTGTTCATGTAGATGGGATCGCCAATTGCCCAGGCTTGAGCACTGATCTTGGCCAGGCCGAACACACCGTCAAGCTTGAGCACAACGGGGTCGCCTGCAGCTTCAGTGGTTGCGGCTACACCGATGATCGAACCGACTTTGTAAAGTTGGCCCGAGATGGTGCCCCCAGCGGGAGCCGGTACGGTCAGGCAATCGCCGTGCTGGATAAAAGTCTTCATGCAAGGTCCCCTTTAGAGACTGGAACTGGAAAACAAAAGGGCGCCGCGCGGCGCCCTTTGGGGTTCAGGTCGATCTGGCGAGTTACGCGCCTGGGTTCTTGTACGCGCCGCGGAAGTCGATCCAAGCTGCACCGAACACCAAGCGGGCCTTGATCTCCATGCCATCGACCTCGAAGCCTTCGCGGGTTTCAGTGAAAACACCTGGCTCGCCTTCGAGGTATGCGTATTCGAAGGTATCGACGCCGCCCGGTGCCGCGTACAGGTACCACTGGTTGCCAGTGATGCGGGCATCGACGATCACCGTCAGCGACGCGTTACGCACATCGTTGATGTCGGCGTTCTTCGCTGGCACGTAATTGGAACTGGTGAACTGGTAAGCCTCAAGCTCCTTGTCAGGACCGACAACCAGGAACTCTGGGGCAAGGTTGAGGAACTCACCCGCCTTGCTTTTTTGTTTGCGCATTGCGGCGCGAGCAGCGGCCAGAGTGGCAGTGTTGATGGCACCACCACTGGCCGCAACGTTACCGTGGTTTACGTCAAAGAACGGAGTGCCGTCGGTGAAGTTCGGGTTACCCAACAGCAGAGCCCAAACTACGTTCGACTCGGTTGCAGCTGCAGCGTTACCCAGTGCAGCAGGGACACGAGTCAACGCACCAAGGTCATCGTTAACGATGGTTTCCCATGTGATCGCGATGATCTTGCCGAACTTGGCGACCTTGATCGGCGCGCCGTCTTCAGAGAGAGTGCCGTACTTGTATTCGCCATGTTCTTTGACGAGTTCCAGCGCTGAAATATCGCCCAGCGCAGCGCGGGTTACGGCGCGGAAGTCCGGCACAGTGGTCTGACGGCCAAGCGGGCGCCAGGTTTGCGGGGCGTTCTCGTAACCAGCACGTAGCGTGCGGTTGACGGTGCTGCCCAGCAACAGCGGGAAATCACTGGTGGTGTGCATACCGGCGGCGCGGACTGCTTGGCGATCACAGCCCAATGCGGCGCGGGCCACCTCTTGCGGAGTCATGCCGCGAGCGTTACCGCCGGCCATCTCGATGAACTCACGCGCCATGTCCACCATACGCATGCCGCGGAACTCGCGACCAGCCTCTTCCAACTGGACCCCGTTATCGCAACGGTTGAGCAGCGCGTTCTGCATCGCAGCGCGCTTGGCGGTAAGGACTGCCATGTCTTGGCCGCCGGTGACGGTAGGCTGGCTGTTTCGGGTGTTAGGCTGATCCTTGGCCTGGCGCTCGGCAAGCTTGTCGATGATCGCGGCGCTGGCATCGGAAACAGGCACAGCACGGGCGATAATATCTTCGACGAATTCCTCGTCATCCAGACTCACCTTGCGCGCCATTGTGCGGATGGTGAGGCTACGGAGGCGCTCGGACTCAGTGGCTTCACGGCGAAGCTTTTCCTCGGCCGCGCGCTTCTCTTCTTCGGTCATCTCTTCTTCCTCTTCGGTGTCAGGCACGGCGGCCGGTTTCTCGGAGGGCTCAGACGCCTCCCGAACTTCAAAAATGGTTTTGAATCGCTGGCCTTCGTACTCGGCCGGGGTCTTGGCGCTGCGAACCTTTGCGCCATCGTCGAAGCCTATCGGAACGAGGGAAAGCTCCAACGGCTCCCAATCGACTGCGCGGTAAGTGGGGAGCTTGTCGTCTTCTTCCTCAACAACCTCATAACGGTGCACGGCGTAGCCAACGCTGATATTTCGAAGGATGCCGTCCACAACATCCTTGAAGACCACGTCTGCATCTTCACGCTTGCTGAACCTGACGAGAGCGTGACCCTCGCCACCCTCAAGCCATGCCCGTTCGACAACCGCCAGTACTGCACTCAGCTGGTACTGGTTGTGGGTATCGAGTAGCGGCGCGCCGTTGTTGAGTCGGTCGAGGCGCACAGCGCCGTCGCTGACATCAAGCTCTTCCATGTAGCTGCCGACATCCCAGGACCAGCGGCGGCCTTTCGCGCCGGTGGTCCACGTCAGCTCAACGGTTCGGGCATCAATGTCAACTGAGCCAGGCCGCACCGCAGCGCGCAGGCTGAGCATCGGCGTCTCATGTGTCTTGCGAGTCATCACCTGATTCGGCATTGGCATCGTCTGGTATCTCTTCCGGTGGTGGCGGCTGACTGGCTGCGCCGGCGGCGGCAACCATGCGAGGGTCGCAGTCAAGGACCAGGCCCAGGCTGTCGATCAGTGCGTTGGAGTCAGCGATGTCTTGCGCGTGTTGTTTCGGATCGGTCACGCCCAGTTCTCGCAGTGCGTCCGGCCAAGTGGTCAGGCCGTTGCGCACGCGATCCTTGACGTTGTCGGTTTCGGTTTTCGGGTCGACCATGTCGCGGCGAGGTGGAACCCACTGTGCTTTTACGTCGTCACGAACGCCGCCGGGCAGTAGAACCTGCCCTTCCATGAACCAGCGCCAAACCGGATCGCAGAGCTGTGGGATCAACATCCGCCACTGCCAGACGTCTATGCGTCGGGCAAAGTGCAGCCAGCCCAGCCGGCCGCTTGAGAAGTTGACCCCCTTCAAGTCGCCCGTAAGCAGCTCGTAGGGAATACCCATACCCACGGACATGGCGTGCAGTTGCTGCCATGCGTAGGTGGTGTAACCGTTGAATGAAGGTGGTGTACCAAAGCTGACGCTTTCGCCGAAGCCCAGCTCCTGGATGATCCCTGGCTCGACACGATCCAGTAGCGGCGGTTTCTTGCCGCCGGGCGTGCCCGAGTTTTCGTCCTTGGTGATGAATGCCGCGAAGCAGGAGGCGATTTTCGCCTGCTCCATCACCGCATCTTCCATCTCATCAAAGCTGCGCATGCGCTGCATGACGGGAGCAAACCAGGTGTAGCCGCGGGCTTGGCCAGGGCGCTTCGGCAGGAAGATGTGAATCACGTCTTCGGCCGGAACCCGCTTCGATAGACTCGAGCCCCAGACACGGTTACCGCCTGGGTGCTCATCGAACAACCAGTAGGCGACTCGACGCCCCAAGGCATCGAACTCAATACCCTGGATGATCCGGTTGAGGCCGACGAGTTCGGCCTTGCTCTCATCGAGAAAATCAGGCTCAAGGATCTGCAGCTGCATCGGAACGGGCAGACCGTCGGAACTAAAGCGACGGCGACGGCGCAGCAAACATTCGCCAGATTCAGCGACCGTTTCCATGATCTTGTGCTGCAGGCCGTAGAAGTTCTCCAGGCCATCTGCATCGCAAAGGGTGGTTTCGGCCCAGGCCTTCCAAAGCCCTACCAGTGTTTTGTTATCACGATCCTTGCCCAGGGGGCGAGGCACGACACCCGCGCCGACAACGTTGTCAGCGATGCCGGTTACGGCGCGCTCGGCATACGGGTTGTTACGTCGCATGTCTCGCGCCCGGTTCCGCAGCACCGCGAGCGCCGGAGCGTTCTCGGCATTCGCATCAGTGCCCGCGCTTCGCCAACCATCGTTACGACGGCCGCCAGCGGCGCCCTCAAACCTGCGCTTGATCATGTCCATTGCCATGTCTGTGCGCAGCTTCTTCAGCCTCATTTCCGAACGCTTGGCCGCGAGTCCGGGGAACAGATTGTCAATCATCCCCATGTCAGTACCCCTTGGAGAACGCGGCGTATCGGCGGCCGCCATCGTTGCAGGCGTTCAGACCAAGCTCGGTGGCCATCAACTTGAGGATCCGCATCATTTCATCGAGCGATCGGTAGGTGACGCTCTTGTCTGCATAGCGGACCGACAGCGCCCCCTCTGCAATGGCTGCGGCCAAGGCAGTGTGTTGCTCGATCGTGAATGCCATCGGGTCTATTTCCAGTGAGATGATTTTTTGCGTGGGCGTTCCGCCTCCGGCTCAGCCCCTCCACTGATTGCCGGAATCAGCAGGTCCAGATCCAACCCGAAACGCTGCTGACAAATGCGCAGCGCGGCGAGCGCATACACAAAGCAGTCGAGCGCCTCGTTTCGGCGATGGTTGTTGTCCCATTTCATGACCCGCTTGCCTTTTGAAATAGCCGCCTTCTTGCGTTCAGAGGTCAGTTGCTTCACCTCCGATTCGTCGCAAACCGCGTCATTTGCGGGCAAGTGAACAACACCAGGTTGAGCGACACCGGCCTGTGATCGAGAGGTGTCGATCGGCAAGGCCATGCGGCTGTACAGCAGCTCCTTGGCGTTGTCGGTACCAATTTCGGTCAGGAAGACCTTGTGAACTTTGTTCTTCGTGCGCGGGAAGTTGGCGATGGGTTTGCCGTATACGGTCGCACCGCGAATCGGGATAACCCAATGCACGCCGTGCTTCCGGCTTTCTGCGTAAACCTCGTCGGCATAGTGTCCGCCGGCGTCCCACGTCCAGCGCTCCACCTTCATGATGGTTCCGTCGGCTCGAGCAAACTGCCGGTGCAGCTCAAGGCCTACCTTGCGGCGAAGCTCTTCGCTTGCGGGGTCACCCATCAGAATGAAGCGGTGAACCAGCCAGCACTCCTCGCCCTGGCCGAATGCCCAGACCCTGCCTTCGTATCGGTCGTCCTGAGTGTCGACCCCACCGACGAGAACAAGGCCCAGATTCGGGACTGTCGGATAGACCTCGCGGCGCCCGTAGAGAACTTCGGAGTCAAGCTTTTCGCCTTGGTCGTCGTCCCATGTTTCGCCGCGGGTGGTGTTCATGAAGGTGATGAGCTTCGACACATCACCTTTGATCTTCAGCCATTCCTCAACGAGGCTGAGCCAAGTGCTCCAGGTGCTGTAGATGGCCCAGATGCTGAAGCTTACCGAGCGCGGCGTGCGGATGACTTCATCATCAGCGCCGAACCAATCCATTCCGTCGCGCGTCCAGATGCCTGTGTGATCACAGATCCAGCGCCCCGTCTTCGATGACTCGACCATCTCTTGGTGCCAGATCACGCAGGCGTTGTGCTCACAGACGTACCAGGCCTTTTCAGCCTCGCCCAGCGCGTTCTTTTCCCACTTCAGTCCAAATTCCACATCCTTCCCGCCCCACTTGAGCGTTTGCTCTTGGCGGCAGTGCGGGCAATCGATGTGAAAGCGGAGCAGGTACGGCGACTCCTCGACCGCTTTGGTGATCTGGCAGGAGCCGACACGCTTGGGCGTTGAGCCGCGAATCGATTTCGGATACGTCGCACCGTTGAGACGCTTGTCGCCCAGGGTAATCGGCGCACCCTCGCCCTCGACGCTTTCGTCGAAGTTCGACAGCTCGTCGTAGATCACCTCGTCCGCCGACTTCTCGCGGTAGTTGCGCGAGGCCTTGCCGCCGCGAATCCACAGCGTTCTGCGGTTGGAAAAGATCTTCTGATTGAGCGTGTTGTCGCTGTGCTTTCGCCCGAACCATGGGGCCAACTCGCCCAGCAGCGGTACGTCGCGGATCATCCCGCTGACGTGGCTCTTGCTGATGTCCTCAGCGTCGGGATCCGTCGGGCTCCACATCATCACGTTGCGGCGCTTGTGATGGATCTTGTAGCCGATGTTCGCCATCAGCAGCTTGGTGTAACCGATCCGGGCAGACTTGATGAAGTTCACGACCGCGATTAGATCGTTGCCCATCGCGTTGAGGATGGCCACTTGGAACGGGTCGGTCGTCCACTTGCCCTCGTTGTAGGAGGACTCAGCCGACATGTAGAAGTTGGCGTCGGCCCACTCGACAGCGGTCTGCGGAGGTTCCTTGTAAAGCGCTTGAAGTCCGAGCTTGATCGACTTGCGAAGATCACTCAGCCACGGACTCAACGTACTCATCTAATAATTCCGGAAGTTGCTCACCAAAGCTGGCAGCAATGTTTCGAGCAAGCGCGATTTCCCGCTCCACCGATTCAACAATCCGTGGATCAACTTCTGGGTGACGCCTGCTGACTGTCTTGCCGACTGTGTCCAGCTTGGAACCGATCTGAGCAGCGATCTTTGCGAGAGCGAATGCTGCGAAAGGGACAGGCACCAGCTGCTTGTCCTGCACCAGGTTCTTCTTCTCCTGAGCGTCGGCTTGGGCTGCGGTGAGCCTCAACCGCTCGGCGAGCAGTTTGTATTCCACCAACGCGTCGACGTCTGCGCCGTCACCACCCGCCGGTTGTTGTTTGCGTGTCGCGTGTTCAACGCGGTTTTGCACGACTATTTCTACCGTGTAAAACGCCTCACGACCGATGCGCGCGACGGGGCTAACTCCCCATTTGTCAAAGGCTTGCGGAGAAATCCCCAGGCTCGAAGCCATGTCGGATTTGTTCAACCATCCGCGCTGCTTGGTTGTTTCGTTTTTGGCCATGATTAAACAACAACCAACCTCTGAAAAAAGGTCATACATGTTTGATGGGCGGGGCCCGAATTACCCGCAACCGGCCCAGGGGCTGGGAAGGACCCAAAGGGGGGGTGCCCCGCCCCTGCCCGCACCAGACCGGTGCATTTTCAGGCCTTCGCGGTGGCGAGGGCGAAGTCGAGAGCGCTCGTGAACTCGGCCATGTAGTTGGCCTTCACGATGTTGTCAGCGATCTTGTAGAACGGAATGATGGTTCGATAGTTGGGCTCGCGATCACTGAAGATGAAGACAGGCTTCACTCCATCGCCGAACGCAGTCTTCTTGCGCTCCCAGATACCGGACTCGCCATCCACTACACCAGCGAAGTAACGCTGCTGGTTGCCCTTTCTCTTGCTCCGCTTGCTGCCGCTCGCATTGGCTTGGAAGCCACTACTCGTTTCAGCGGCGCCCAATGCGGAAAGAATCTTGAGCACCACACCACGAGACACGTTGCCGAACTGATTGGCGGCGGACGGTGAAGGTATTGCGTACTGGCTGCTTTTCATCAGCCCCTTGGCAATCAGCGCCTTTTCGAAGCGCTTGTGTGGCCGGCGTCCACCCTTGACCGCTTGCTGCAGGTAGGTATCGGCAGGCACGCCAGAAGTCCATGCATCCTTGAAGAATGCGCGGGCCTCTGGGTTGTTCTTCTTGGCCACCTTCACATACAGGCTGTTCATGGTGGTCGGTGTTGGCCGGTCGAGCCGCTGACGCATGACGTCCAACTCACCCGCCTTCACTCGTTGAGCCAGCTTGGTCGCAGTCAATGCCAGCGCAAACGGCAGCTGCTTGTCTCCCAGGAGTCGAAGCCCTTTGGATAAGGCCTCAATGTCCGGCTGCGCGTCGATCCTGATCACGGCCGAATACCTATTTGGTCTTGCTGCGTTGGATCTGGGCGTCTACCTGGTCGGCGCAGGTGTCGAGCAGGTTCACTGCCCGATCCTTCAATGCCCACAGGTCGCCATTCAGTGCCAAGTCATCATCGCTTTCGCTGATGCGCTCGCACGGCACCAGCTCAGGGGGTTCGAGCCTTACCGTTGTTGTCTTTACCGGTGCTGGCGGGTTTGCCCCGCAGGCCGTCAGGCAAAGGCTGATCAGCCCACTTGCGAACAGCCGGGCTTTTACGCTTGAGGTCTTCAAAGTCTTTCCTCGCCTTCAGGGCTTTCTGTTCGCTCGCCTTGAGCCGGCTGCTCAGATCGGCCTGATAGGCAGCGTTCCTTGTAGCCTCTGCCCGCAACGTAGTTATCGTTGCCTGGCTTTCAAGGTTTGCTGCGAGCGCATCGGTTTTCGCTTTGGTCTCAATCGCGACCTCTCCGCGCAAGGCAATCACGCGGTACTGTTGGATACCAACGAGCAACAGCGCAACCAAGGCGATTATCAATGCAGCGGCGATTGCTTTCATTGCGTGTCCACCTTGCGGCCGATGAACTTGATAATGAACTCCCTGATCACGGTCACTCCAATGAAGCCAATGGCGCCACCAGCGGCAACAGACAGACTGGAAGGCCACGCCACCCATTCAATTACGCTGCTGGCCGAAAGGCTCAATGCACCGCAGATCAACGCTTCCAGTATCACGCGCCCTTTGTTGGCTTCTTTGCCTTCGTAGATAACGCGCAATAGGGATATGGTTGTGGCCATGATCGCTCCTTGCCAGAGCGGAGTACTGAGGACGAGCCAGACCTGCGCCCAGAATTCAGGATTTTTCTCAGGCATGTTGTAGATCCGACTGTCCTCCCCTTGGGGGAGCAGGAATAAATCGGCCCCGCAGCACTCCCAGCTCGGGGCGATGGGTGTGGCGGGGCCGAAAACGAAAAAGCCCCGGCAAATGCCGAGGCTCTGTGAACTGTAGAAAGCAAAAAGCCCAACTCTTGAGGTTGGGCTTTGCTCGCGGAAAAACCGCAAAGTAATGCGAAATCTATAGATCAGGACCGGGGCTGTCAAGCAGCCTCGCGGCGAATTTCCAAGGCTCCATCAATCCAAGCTATTCCAGCCTTCCAAAGCTGTCTGGTCTTCTCTTCGCCGAAGCCCATTTTCTTACCCACCACCATCAAGGATGTGTCGCGGGAGGTGTAGTACTTGATGATCACGTTGCCCGCTTCTTCATAGCGACTGCGCAGGCGGCCGACCAGGCGATCCATCAGCAAGGCCTGGTCGTCGGTAATCATCGGCGTGGCGATATCGTTCTCGCGGGATGCACAGCAGGAGACACCCGAGCCCAGCACGACCCAGCGGCCCCAATGCTCGAGCAGATCTTCGACAGTACGTTCAATCATCTTCATGGCTGGTCCCCATGTGGAGCATTAATTGCGCGAAGCCCAACGCGGGCTAACACCTTTTCCTGGCAGGCGTGAATGGCTGAGCAGAATTCTTGCTTCGCCATCGGATGCTCAGTTGGAAGCTTCAAGAACTCGTTCCAAGCCTCGGCTAGCAGGCCCACCACCTTGGCTTCCTGCTCGGTTACCACCAAGTTGTTCTGGTTGAAAATTCGAGTCACCATGCTCAATCCCCTGTGAAATTCGTGCGCCCGGCGCCGCACTGGTTGTTCTGTTCGTATTGTTCGTGGGCACCACCCTGTGCCTGCCTCGTCCTGGACAACTGGGCGGTGACATTGCGAAGTCTCATGCTCAACTGAGGCACCAACTCTTCAAGCGGCAGTGCCTCACCGGTTGCCTGGCAGATCCAGCCGGAAGCGTTGCAGGCCTCGCAGTCGATGTGGAAGAAGACACCCTTGGTGCAGCCAGCACCGCGACAGACGCCGCACTCCATCAGCGGCTTGAGTTGGCGGCGAAAGTCCGGGCCGTGGCTCTTCTTCATACCGTTCACTCGATCCACTCGCCGCGCCCCCAGGTCAGAGGGTTTAGCCACTTCCAAGCCGGCACCCAAACGACGACGGTGTCGCGCCATCCGGACCGACTCCCACAGCGACCACAAACCTTCAGCTCGGTGAATGAGTTTTTGAAGCTGGCCGAATTGCCTCCAACATCTCCTATTCCGGAGCAGGCCAAACAGGCAACAGCGTGGTAATTCGTCATTTTGAAACCTCGCCTTTTACGGATTCTGGGAAACGCTAGAGGCCGCGTCGTTGCTGGCCTGCGCACGGATATGCGAATTTCCGCTTCTGTCGTCTTTCCAACCATGAATCAGGGCAAAGCCGCATTCGTCCAATCGCTGATGCCACTTCTCCAACGCCTCGCGCTTGAGCTGTTCGGCATGGGTGTGGATGTAGGTCTGCACGTTGCGAGTAAGCGTGTGGTTCACCAGCATCTCGCCGATGAGGTAGTCGACGCCCAGATCAGTCCAAGCCGTGCGCGCCAGCTTGCGCAGGTCGTGGCTCGTCCACTCGCCCTGCCCCAGTCTGGTGAACACGGCGCAGGCTTGACCCTCGGTCATCGGGCGGCCACCCTTGCTCGGGAATAGGTAGGTGCCCTGATAGCCCCTCGATGTCTGCCACTCGCGGTAGCGCTTCAACAGGGCCACCACCTGGCCGGTCAGCGGAAGACTGTGCTCGCACCGGGTCTTCGTGTTCTCGGCGGGCAGAAACCACTCACCACCATCAGCGATCGTGATATGCGACCAGCGGGCCTGTCGGGTCTCGCCAACACGCGTGCCATGGCAGAGCATCATCAGCGCCAGCATGTTGTCGGCCGGTTCATGATCGAAGCCGCCGGCGAACGATTCGACCAGCGCCTCGATTTGCACGCCGCGCAGCCTCGAGGTCTTCGGCTTGATTTTCGCCTTGGTGAAGTCGGTGAACCGGAACCCTGCAATTGGGTTGGTGGCGATCAGCTTGAGCTTCTCGGCCTGCTTGAACGCCACGACCAGCACGCCCCACATCAGCCGCACGTAGGACAGAGATAGCTCTTCCTGCATGGGCCACATGGCCTCGCGGTCAATGGTCGCGCGCGACACGTCACCGATCTGCATGTCTGCGAGGCGTGGCTTGAGGTGGCAATGGATAGCGGACTTGGCCGACGTCCGCCGCTTGTCCGAGAGGCTACGGTCGCGGGACTGCCGTTCCGAGTACCAGTCGAGCAACTCACCGACCGTTTGCAGGGTGCCAGCGGCAGCGGATGCAGCAGGATCGGCGGCAAGTCGTGCATGGATTTGAGGCATGACGCCCGCCAGCGCCTTGAAGCTCAGCGCCGGATAGCCGCCGACCTTGTTCCATTTCTTCTTGGTCACCAGATACCAGGTGGCGCGCTCGCGATTGAGACTGAAGCGCAGGTACAGCCCTGGGTGGCGAGGATCGCGAAGGGATTCGAATTCGCCGGTCGCGGCTTGCCGGCGGATCTCGGCGTCAGAGAATGAAACGATGCCTGTCTTGCTCATGCGGCCACCACGGTTTTCGGAAGTAGGAGGTATGCCCGGATGTGCTCCATGGCGTCGAAGTGGCCACGGCACACGATGGCGAGATAGCCCTGCTCGTTCAGGCGGCGAATGCAGGCGTGCTGGCTGGGAGATACCGGCGCGTCGTTCGGCGGCGTGGCTTTGAACTCCAGATACAGGCCGAAATAGCCGCCACGGGCCATGGTCAGAACCAGATCAGGGATACCCGCCTTTACGCCTTGGGCCTTGAGCTTCGCGGCGACAGCCTTGTGCCGCTGGCCACCGTTCGGAACGTGGTGGATGTGCTCCCAGGCTTCGGGATGACGCGCCTTGAGCTCAGCGAGCAACGCGGCCTGCTCCAGCCCCTCCCGATCGACCCTCGGTGTCCGCACTGCCCTTGGCTTGGAGGTTTTGAGTTTGAGCGCCGTCACGCCGCCACCTTGCCTTCCGCTACCAGGATATCGAGCGTTCTAATGATGCCTTCGAGGTGCATGCGGCGAAGCTCCTCATGACTGAACTCGGTCTTGCTGCGCGCGTCGACGGCGTCATGGCAAGCGGAGCATGCCCAAGCCGCCTGCAGGTCGTTTGGTTTGATGCCCATCCCGCTGCGCGTGCCCGCCATGCGGAAGTGAGCCAGAACCGTCGTTTCTGGGTTGCCGTTGCACACGCCCGGGACGCGGATCTGGCATTCGCGGCCGCGCGCGGCCTTGGTCAGCTTGGTCTGCTTTCTCACAGGACACCCCCGAACTGGAAATCCGCCGGCGGCACCTGGTGCGAATAAGCGCACTGCATCAGTGAGCAGGCGCAGCGAGCCACGCTGATCAGCGCAAGCAAGGTCTTCATGGGTAAGGCTCCCAGAGGTCAATCACTTCGTAGGTGGTCGGCCACTTGCCAGAGGCATAGGCCTTTGCAATTTCCTGATCGGCGAACAGCGCCTGAGGCTGTTCCGGTTCAGCGGTCAGGTCGAACTTGTAAGCGCCGCTGTACACAGCGAACCGGTATGCGCAGCTGGTGGGCGAGGCCAACATTGGATGGCGCATTACGCACCGCCCCCGATTTCCTTGAGCAGGCTCTGCAGCTGTTTCAGCTTGGCGGTAGCTTGGGAACTACCCTCGCGCTCAGCCTCGACCGAAAGCGCTACCTCCTCGATGCGAGAGGCCATAGCCTTCATTCGGGCGCTGAAATCATTGGCCAAGGCCACAACTTCTGAGGACAGGCCCGCAAGCGCATCAAGCGCATTGATTTCCGGCTTCTTGGTGGTAACAACGAGTTCGATAGCTTGCTTCGGCATGGGCGTTTCGATCCTGAGTTTTATGGTTACGGCGTCGCGCTGAAACTTGCTGCCTACTGGCTCACGAATGATTCCGGCATCTTTCAATTCGCCCAGAGCGCGACGAACTGCGTGGACAGATACGGAAGTTGCGTTTACTGCAAGAGCCGCGCAGTGGATGTCGTGAGCACTCCATGCCTGCTGGATGGGCACATATTCGAAAACCTTCCGGGCGGTGGATGACTGTCCGGCAAGTAGTTGCTGAATCCGGGACTCGGTGAAGGCCATTAGCAGCACCCCTGCGTCGGTTCTTCTGAAGGCAATGCGGCACGGCGCGCGCGAAGTTCAGCGAGCGCCTTATTCCCAATCTCAGGCGTACGCCTGGCTTCGGCCTTGGCGGGAAGAGCCAGCGGCATCGCCTGAAGCGGCAAGCCCTCAACCATGCGACGGATCGTGATCACGTAGTTGCGCTCGAACAGCTTCAGCGCCAGCGAGGTTTCTAGGCGGTTCAATGGCTCGAATCCGCACTCTTTCGCCGCGTGCCAGACCGCGTTGTGACTCCACTTGCCCTTCCCGGCCATCATTGGGTGTGCGTTGCGGCAGGCCTCGCGGAACGCCTTTTCCAGCGGAGGGATGCCCAGCATTTCCGGCGTGGGTTGGCACAGCTTGATGAACTTGCCCACGCTCGGCGCGAAGTCGGAGCCCAGCTTGCGGCACTGCTCAATGCCAAAGCGGATCTGCTCAATCTTCGTGATGTTCTCGGCCATGAACGCCTTGGTCCATGTGGCCTTGGCTGCGCCGATGGCTTCCTGATCCGGCCAGGCCTGTTTCCAGGCTGGGAAGATCGCCATCAGTTCGCGGAAGAGAGCGTTGATCACCTGAACCGTACCGGCGTCGATCTTTGGCACGGCTGCTTCGGCGGTAGCCACGTTGGGCAATTGCCGCATGATGTTTGCCACTGACTGCATCACAGACCTCCGAGGTTTTCAGCCCAACTGGTGTCATCAAAATCAGGGGTCTGCCCCTGCCCTGCCGCCTTCACTCGCTCCCGCTTGATCCACTGAACCAGTCGGTAGCACCAGCCCGCGGCCGAATCCACGGTCGTCGGTTTGGCGACGAAGAAACCCTTAAACGCCCGGATGGCTGCTTCAGGAACGGCGTCGGCAGGTAGACCAGCAATAGCGATCTGGTCGGACAGGGCTTTGGCATTCGGCTCCCAAGTGGGGAACATGGCGAAGCGTTGGTTCGGCGCCGGGCATTCGGCGGCTGCGGTCTCTTGCCGGGCAATCTCGTCAGCCAATTCGCGCTGCAGCTGCTGCTCTTCGGTTTCCTGATGGTTAAGTGGTGTATTGGGTGCAGCTGCTGCACCCCGTTCTGCGTTTTCCTGCACCCCGTTCTGCTGTGAGCTGCACCCCGTGCGGTTATCTGCACCCCGTTCCTTACGGGGTGCAGCATTTGCACCCCGTTTAAGCTGGAGGTCATACACCACCGGGCGGCGGTCGCGACGGTCGATGTAGGCCGCGGCGATTGCTTGATTGCCTTCGGTGATGAACCCGGCCTTCTCCAACTCATCGAGTTTCAGGCGAACGGTACGCTCGGACAGGCCTGTGTCTTCAGACAGGGTCAGCGCCGATGGGAAAGCGCCACGACCGTCGCTACCGGCGTAGTTGGCCAGGCACAGCAGGACATGCCGGGCAGCAGGGTTTTCGAGGGAAGCCTTCGGCAGTGCGAGGGCCCATGACATTGCTTGAACACTCACAGCGAAGCTCCATTGATCTTTTCAGCGAGCACAACAAGACCTCGGCGGGTAACCATCACCTGCTCGACGATCTTCAGCTCTTCGGATTCGTTATTTTTGACCTTCACCAGCTTGTGCTCGAGCAGGCCGCTTGAGATGCGAGGCTGAAACGCTGACCAGTTGGCAAAGCTGCTACGGCGATAGATCCAGCGGTTCTTGCTCATCCAGGCAAACACCTGCAGAGGCTGAATGCCGATGTGCTTTGCCGCATCGGTGATGCACAGGGAACCCTGGGTGTTCGCCAACCGCTCTAGCGCCTCAACCTTCGGTGCTTGCTGCTGGATGACCATGTGCAGCTTCTGGTTTTCTTCAGCCTGATCAGCAGCCAGGCGCAATGCCTCAGGCAATGTCGTTGGCACGCGAGGAGCTTCGGAAAAGTGATCTTCCAATTCTCGCAGTCGTACTATCACGCGATGGCGCAGCGGAATGCTGTAGCCGGTTATCAGCGTTTCAGTCAGATCGCGGTCGAGAAAAAAGCAAGGAAGTGACCGGCCGGAGCCATCGCGGTAGCTGCCCCCAAATCTGGGGTCAGTGATTTGAAGCTCTTCGAGCATGCGGCGAATGTCACGCATCACATGGTCGTGGCGCTTTCCGGTAAGGTCCGCAATCTCGCGCGACGACATAACCTGACGCGACATATTGCGTACCCCTGCCAAAACTGACGAATCAGGCGGGCTCTTGCTCTGGGTGGTCGTGGTGTGCATAATCGGACCTCACAAGTGTTGTTGAAAGAGCCGGGTTGCAGCCCGGCTTTTTTGTGCCTGCGATTCAGGCAGCGGCTTTTACGGATGACTTGAGTAAGGCCAAAGCCTTCTCGGCGTGATCGATCTCTCTCAGGATCCGCGCTCGCTCCACCTGGTCCATGCGGCCATCAGCCATAGCTGCGTGGGTCTCAACGGTCACCTCGGCGAACTCAAATGCAGCGCGGCTCAAGGCGTGGTGAACATCAACCGCTGCAGGCGCTTCGGTCTTGACGATTGCGTAACCGAACTCCCCCGCCAGCGCTTCCAACGGGCGCATGTCTTCGGTATGCAGCATCAGGGCGTACAGGTGCTTCACGTTGAACCAGGCGCCGTCGTAATTCGCGTTCGCGCGCTGCAACAGGCTCACTGCTGGCATGTTCATCAGCGTGGCGAGATTCTTGGTGTCCGCGTCCTCGACGACTGCGTCACACGCCCTCAGAAAATCCTGCATTCCTAAAACCTCAAATTTGTTTATGTGGCGGCGTGCCAGCACGCGTTACAGAATGTTTCCAGCAAGTCAGCAATCAGGCCGCGGTGCTCTGGGATGGGAACGGACGAATTTCTTCAGCGGTAAAGGTCCCGTCGTCATGCTCAGTTACCTGGATGTCGCGTTCTGCTCGTAGAGCTTTTGAGATAGCGGGAGAACTGACCCCCAGCGCCTTGGCGACAGCGGTCTGACCCATCCTCTCGACCAACATTGGCAGGGGCGTTTTCTTCATTTCTTTGCTCGACCAAGCTTGATGTGTACATACGATCTTAACCGGCGGTTAGCAATTCAGCAACACCGGCGGTTAGCGCAAATAACTTAACCAACGGTTAAATTTCACGGATGACCAAAAAGAAAGAGTTGTCTCCAGAGTTGAAAGCTGAGTGCGATGCCGCCAAGGCGCTTTTCGTATCGAAGAAAAACGCGCTCGGTTTAACCCAGGCCAGCCTCGCCGAAGAAGCCGACATATCGGCCGCCGCTGTGGCGATGTATCTCAATGGGACCAACCCGCTGAATGCGAAATTCGCGGCGGTTTTCTCCCGAATGATTGGCGAGCCGATTGATAAATTCAGTCCCCGCCTATCAAAGGAAATAAACGGTCTCACTACAGCGACGGAACCCTCGTTAAGGGCCTCGGGGAGTACGGCAGATCTGGTAAAACAGATGTTGTCCAAGGTGAAAGGATTAACGGTCGAAGCTCGGGAGCGGATAGTCGCCGCTGCGGAAGAACCGGACGATGGATCACCGGGAGTTATCCCGGCGAACATGGCAAGCCTCAGGCCTACCAACGAAGAGATCGTGATTCCTCAATACGACATTCGCGCCGCGATGGGGGCCGGCCAAGTTCCGCCCGACTATCAGGAAGTCGTGCGCAATCTGGTGGTACGCGAGGACATTCTGCGGGAAAAGGGCGTTTCCTACACATCGAAGACGTCTCTGGGAATGATCAACGGCTGGGGCGACAGCATGGCCGGCACGATCAACGACAAAGACCTCGTCATCGTCGACAAAGGCATCCAGGACTTTGTTGGGGATGGCGTTTACGTCCTGACGTGGGGAAAGGAGTTGTACATCAAGCGGGTGATGCGCATGGACGAAGAGCACTACCGGTTGATCTCAGATAACCAGCACTACGAGAACCAGACCGCTCGAATCGATGACGTGACGATTCACGCGAAGGTTCTACTAATTTGGAATGCAAGGAAAGCATAGGCATGCTGAGGAGTTTTTGTTGAGCAGTCAGAATAAGGTTTACGGAAAAATCAGCGGAGCGGTGGTTAACGATGAAGACTCCTCGGAGCCATTACGGCTAAGCGACCTCTTCAAATTTTTGAATGTCCGCAAAAGAAGCACTTCATGCCCTCATTGCGACCATAGGGGCGCGTGGGAAATCAGCATGCAGGAGGAATCTGACAATGAGGAGAATCCTCGCCTACTGCTTTTCAAGATGGAATCCACCAAGGGAGAAGCCCACACGTCGATAGCAATGAATTGCCCAAATTGCGGGCACTTGGCGCAGATCTCCACTTACAAGATACGGGAGTTCTTAGCTGGAGACGTTCAACCATGGGCGAAATAATCCGTAAGGCTTTGTGGGGAAGAGGTGTTGACGGCAACTCTGGAGGGGGAGACGATACTGGTGGCGGAAATCCCCCGGGAGGGAGCGAATTGGAACGGCGCGTTGAAAAGCTTGAGGCGACCATGGCTGAAATTCAAGTCAGGCTAATCCGCGTCGAGTTGAAGCTGGACTCAACCGCCACAAAGGCCGACCTATCAGACCTAGCGACATCCTTTCACAAGTCGATGACGGAACAGACTTGGAAATTTATCACCGCTGCCATAGGAATGTCCGGGCTGTTCGCCGCGATCTCGTTTGGTGTTGCTCACCTTATGAAGTAGTACTTAATTCTTGAAAAGCCCGCCGACCAAGCGGGCTTTTTTGTGGGTATTAGAAAGGCGCTGGCTCCAGGGATTCGAACTCGTCGTGCGCCTCTACGCGTGGGTCTTCATCATCGGGCGCCTCCCAGCTCAGGCGAACCGAGCCGTCTTCATTGTTGAATGTCATCTCAATACCGTCCACTTCCGAAAGCACCCCCATCACCTCGTCCCACTCCCGATCACCGTCCGTATCCAGGCGGTGAATCGTCGCCCACTTTCGCTCCTGGGCGATAGGGTGATTGATCATGCTGGAAACCCTCAGAGTTAAGCGCTCCACGCCTGAAATCTGGGTTGGCTGCGGCGTCTCGATTTTTCCTTGTACTGCCATAAGCACCTCCTAAAAAATACTGTATAAACATCCAGCAGATAAGAAGCATAACCTCCCTCCCTAAAAAATAAATTAACCGCCGGTATTGACGTTACAGAAACCGCCGGTTAATTTAATCCCATCGCCAGCGACAACACGGCGAAGGGGCGGCGCCCCGCCGCTCTTTAAAAACAAGCGCGATAAATCAACAGACCGCATTGCCTCTACCGGCGACCGGTGATCAGACAGGCGAACGAGGAAAGCCTGCCAACGACAGGGAAAACCCTGGACGGCTGATCAAGGGCGAAATGCCCGAACCGCGTGAATGACCCGGTAAGCGATGCGCCCCGCCACTCCGGCGGTAATGGAAAAGATTTGAAGAATTAGCGCGCCCAATAGCTTCGGCTGGGAGCGCCGGACCTCATGCGATGTGCCGATTCAAACACCCAGGCACAGGGCTGTACGTCGCATGTTGTATATGCCCGATGACCATCACGACAACGCTGCTGATCAAGTCGAGATGAACAGGGAAGCCCACCGCCGCACCCTGATACCGAAACCTGTGATCAGCAGCGGGGATTAGGCACCAGAAACACCCACATCGCTGACGCAATGCCCCGGCCTGTCGCCAGTAGCGAGGCCGGGATTTCACCAGGTGCCATTCGATGAGTGCCATCCGGGAAATCAACCCAACCTGAGGAACACCCATGACACGCGATGAGCATCAAGAAATCCACACCGTAGCGACCGCAGCGTTGGTTGGCATTTTGTCTTCCGACCCACAGGTCCGCCCGGAACTGGCGGCCAAAACTGCATTTGACGCAGCAGAGTCTTTCGCAGCTGAGCGCAAGAAGCGCATCGGCGAAGAACCCCACTTCGATATGTGAAGCATCACTCCTGCCCATTCAACGAGTGGGCAGCGGGATGCGGACGAAACTGCGGCCCATAACCGCCCACCTGCATCAGGTGAAGAATGGTCAGCTTGGAGAAATTGACCCGCACCGAGGCGAGCGCCCGCCATTCCCACGGCGCGCACCACACGGAGGATTTGCAGCCATGTAAACGACAGCCTGCCGGCCTTTGCCTCATGCAACGCCGAGCGAAGAGGTTCACGTACAGAGGTGTATTGAACCAGCAACACGAAAGCCCGGGCACGACCGGGCTTTTTTTCACCCCGCGTTTACCCGCCAGCACTCTCCCCTGCGCCCAACGGCAAGCAGCGGGTGGTCAGAGTGCTGACGAATACACGCAACCATCTGAGGAAAGGACATGCACCCACAAATCCAATCGCGCCTGGACGGCCTGAAAGCCATGTCCCTTCGCGCTCAAATCGCCACAGCGGAGTTCTACGCCATGATCGGTAAAGAGCCACCAGCGCAGAAGATTCGCTACCAGGTCGTCGCCAAGGGCGTCAGCGCCTACCACGTCGTGGAAATCGCCACCGGAAAGGTGCGCGGCTTCCGCTTTAACTGGAAGGATGCTGTCAACTTCGCCCAGGCCCTTGAGGCACGCGCTGACGGTGTGAAGGTCACGCTGTCAAAGGCGGTTCTGCAATGATTGGCGAAAGCGTGCCAGACCAGCACAAGCAGGTCATCGCGCATCTGTCGGCACAGATCGAGCACTACCTTGCGACCGGGCACCGCATTGAAGTGGTTCCGGCCGGGAAAAGCGGCGAAGTGCCGTTCACTGCAATCGGCAACCACCCGAAGAACCTCAAGGCAAAGCGCGACAGGCATGAGCCTCGCGTCCGTGAGCTGGCAGCCCAAGGCGGCACCGCATCAGCAATCGCCACCGCCGTCGGCATCGACAGCCGGACTGTCCGGCGAATTGCCAAAGAGCACGACATAACTCTGGCGGAACCTACCTGATGCGTAGGATCAACAACCGCGTGCACCAGCGACGTCGGCAAGCCTGGCTGGACTTGCCAGCTCAACAGTTCGGAGAAGCATCCAATGGAAAAGACAGCAGCCGCGAAACACTCGGCGGCGTACCGGGCGAGGCAAGCGGAGGCGAAGCAAAAGATGGGAATCGAGAAGATGCCTATCGAAGTGCCGATCGGCACGCGCTCTGCGATGAGCAAAGCCATGGACGAGCACGGTTACAGCCAGGTGCAGGAGCTTTGGCAGGATCTGGCGCTGTCGTTCCTGTCTATGCCGCACGAAGAACAGGCCCGGCGCTTGAGAAAGCCTGACGCGTTAGCTTTTGTGATTACTTCGGAACTAGCGCGTAATTATGTTCAGAAAGCCAAGGCAGAACTGAAGTCCAACCCTGGCGACGAAATTATCCTTTCTGTCAATCGTTGACTCGTTGGAGAGGCGTAACCGTAGAGAACTCCTCAATTTCAAAGGTCGGATGCGCCCCAAGCAGATTACCGTATGGGTCAGTAACGACATACTTCCCGTTCTGCTCTTTGATCTCTCCGACGTTTTCGTACTGCCAAACCTTACCTTCAGTATCTTTAAACCACGCTGGCATAGCGTACTCCTTGACCCGGCCCCATGCCGGTCACCACGTATAGCCCACCACCAACCTATTCGCCACCGAACTTTCGGAGGCTTTCGCATGGAGCATTGCCATGAACCAAGAACAGCGTAATCAGGAATGGATTGCACAGCGCAACGCCGAAGAGGCCAAGCGACGTGAGCGTGCGGCGGAATGCTTGAAGGACCACGAATACACCGTTCTGGCTGACACAGAGCAGCTGAAAGCGTGGCGCTGCAAGGCGCCAGGCAGCACCGACTATGCATTCGACATCCTTATGACTCGCTTCGGCATTGCCACTGTCGGTGACATTGACGGGCTTACCTTCAGCGTTGGCCTCTCCTACGGCATCGAGTTCCTGGCCGGTAAAGATATCGGCTACTACATCCACTCAAAACTCGAAGGACACTGTCGCGAGCGCGAGTTTGACGAAGACGCCTTCCGTGCGGCGCTGGTGCATGGCGTGTGCAGTCAGATCTGCGAAAGCACACGTAGCGACGAAGAGTACGCAGCGCTGCCCGAATGGATGCGCAACGACGTCGGTCCGGGTGAAGCTGGTCGCTGGGATGAGCTTTGCGAATTCGTAGAGGCAAAGCATGACTCGATCAGCTACGGAGAGGAAGGACATGACTTCTGGGACGGTCTGAATGATCGACTGGAAGAGGCCACCTGTATCGGCAGCACCGAGGAAGCATTCTCTTTCATGAGCGGCAACTACGACGAATTTGGGCTGGGGTGCGATTACTGGGAGATCAGGGTCGACAAGCCGCGTGAAAGCCTGATCAATCGGCTGTACCTGATAAATCACGCCGCCAAGGCGATTGTCGCTCAGCAGGTTGAAGACAAAGCCGCCTAATCACGCCAGCGAATCAGCCGCCACCTCAATCTCATTGATGGCCATGGCCAGATAGTCTGATTCGTAGGCCTCTAAATTCAAAAGCTCATCGGCTGCCGCTTCTGACAGCTCGTCCAGATCGAGCCCTTGATTGCGTGCGGCGCTGAGTACCGCTTTCAGTGCCAGCGCCAACGCCTTTTCCCTGTCTTCGCTCATGACCTTCTCCCTTCCTGTGGAGAGGTAAGCGTAGGCCATTACCAACCGCATGGAATCGAACCATGAGCCAGCAACACCAGATTCTGGTCGGCGACTGCATCGAGATGATGCGGACGCTGCCGGACAAGTCAGTTCATACCTGCGTGACCAGCCCACCCTACTTCGGCCTGCGCGACTACGGGGTCGAGGGTCAGATCGGCTTGGAGGAAACACCCGTCGAGTTCATCGCGCGTCTGGTAGATGTTTTCCGCGAAGTGCGCCGAGTACTCCGCGATGACGGCACGGCCTGGGTGAACATGGGCGACAGTTACGCGGGGAGCTGGGGTGCGCACGGGCGGGATGATATGGGCGTCGGTGTCTCGACGATCAGTCAGCGGCAGGTGATGGCGAGTCAGCGGAAGGCCAAGGCGACCACGCACGCCGAGTACAAGCCCAAGGATCTTATGGGCATGCCTTGGCGCCTAGCCTTCGCGCTGCAGGACGATGGCTGGTTTCTGCGCCAGGACATCATCTGGCACAAGCCGAACCCTATGCCTGAGTCGACGCGGGACCGCTGCACTAAAGCGCACGAATACCTGTTTCTGCTCAGCAAGTCGCGCCGGTACCACTGCGATATGCAGGCGATTCGGGAGCCGGCGGCATACGGGCCGACGCCAACCGGTGTTGGCTTTGGTCATGGCTTCGACGCGGTACCGAAGCCGCGAGTGACTGTACCCGCCGGGTGGGATACCTCCACCGGCGGAGGCGGACACGGAACATTCCACAAGGATGGGTCAGCCAGAAGCAATCGTGACAGTTTTCAACGCGAAGGTTCGAAGCGTGAGCAGGCGATACCAGGTCAGAGCAAAGGCACGCACCGCCCAGACAGGGAGCAGAGCAGCTGGGATCTGCTGACGCGAAACAAGCGCAGCGTCTGGACTGTGGCCACACAAAGTTTCAAGGGCGCCCACTTCGCCACCTTCCCACCTGACCTGATCAGGCCGTGCATTCTGGCTGGCGCGCCGCGCGGCGGTGTGGTGCTCGACCCGTTCGGCGGTGCCGGTACCACGTCGCTGGTTTCGATGCAGGAAGGCCGCCGGTCGATCCTGTGTGAGCTCAACCCTGAATACGCGGCAATGGCCAGAGCGCGCATCGACGCTGCCTGGCTGGATGGTGCGGCGCAGATGGATGTATTCCACGACGCCACGCCAGCTGCCTGACTCAGGATTTTTTACCAGGTTGTGCATTCCCTCGGTTGTCGCCTGAAACCTTGCCGGTTGTGCTTGGCCAGTTTCCACCAGGACCTGGATGGCTGGACGCAGGACGGGACGATCCACCCGAGCCTTTACCGGATCCACTTGAGCTTTTACCACTTCCACCTTTTGACATGACATCTCTCTCCTATTGAACAGTGCCCTTTGAGAGTAGGCCGCTGCGCAGTCGGTAACGAGCCGTCCGTCTACAACCCCCTTCCCAACTTTGAATCACGCCACTGGCGAGGCCTTGCCATGCACCAAAGAAAAATAGCGATCTTCCTGTGCGACCTCACCGGTGTCATGGCGCAACCATGGGTCGAGGCCGGTTACGAAGCAATCCTGATTGACCCGCAGCACCCTGAAGGGGTGCATACCGACGGCGCCATCACGAAGGTGGGTCACATTATCGACCACCCCGAATCATGGCGAATCATCCGTGAGGCTGTTGCCACCGCCCAAGTTGAGTTCGTGGCCGGGTTCCCGCCGTGCACAGACTTGGCTGTAAGTGGTGCACGATGGTTCGAGGCGAAGCGCAAGGCCGACCCGGCCGTTCAGTTCAAGGCCATGCACGTGGTTTGGCAGTGTCAGATCATCGGCGAGTTGTCCGGCGCGCCGTGGTTCGCAGAGAACCCGGTCAGCCAGATCAGCAGCCTCTGGCGAAAGCCAGACCACTGGTTTCACCCGTGGCAGTTCTCAGGATTCTGCGCCGACGACCAGTACACGAAAAAGACTTGCCTGTGGACCGGGGGGGGCTTCGTGATGCCGGCGCCCTTCACTGACGAAAGCCTGGGCTCTCCGGATGATCGAATCCACAAGGCGCCTCCCGGTCCCGAGCGAGCGAACTTCCGAAGCGCTACGCCAGCGGGATTTGCACGGGCAGTGTTTCTCGCCAATCACAAACCGGCCGCTGCTGCGCTCGTCGCCGCCTGACCAACCCCACAGTAACCTCCAGAGGTTACATCTAGAAAAGTAACCTGTATGGGTTACAGGGATATCGCCATGCCATTCGCGACAAGTTTTCAGCACAAGGTCGAGGCGACGATTTTCAACCTCGATGACGACGGGCCCGTGATAGCCCTGAGGCTCCTACCGTTCGGACCGATCACGCCAAAGCAGGCCCGAGAGATCGGCCGCCAAATCATCCAAGCCGCCAACGCCGCCGACCAGGGCGAAGTGGGCACGTATCCGCAGGAGGGGTTATGAGTCAGGAATTGAAGAAGCTGCCGCCATTCGCCGCAGAAGTAATGAGCAAGCTGCAGCGCTTCGAAGAGTGCGCCAATGACTTCGAAGCCGACGGCGTCGATATCGGTCGAGATTGGCTCGACACGTTGACTCACCTCGGCCTTCTGGATCGTGCTCAACGCAGTCCAGCGCTCTGGCAGACCACGCCGGAAGGTGATGCTCTGCTTGAAGCATACGGCCCGCCAGATGCAATGGATGAATCGAATTTCGCGCCAGGTGGCTGGAAAATCGAAAGGACTCCGGACGGCGGATTCTGCATCAGTCATCCAGCGCATGGGCGGGGCTTCTTCTCCGATAAAGGTCATAAGCCAGCGGTGATAGTAAGCCGTTTTTTGGAGGCGCTTCTGACATACGGCCCCACAGCTGAACGCCTGCAGGCCGAGAACGCCGCACTCCAGCAGCGTTTGAGCGTGGCGGATCAGCCAGTTGATGATCTTGAATCCGAACTGACCAAGGCGCGGGAGTTGTTGAAGCGTGCGGCATGGTCTGATGGTATTTCGTCTAGCTGCCCTCTTGGGAAAGACCTTGAAGACTTCTTGGGTCGCCACCAATCCGCGCCAGCCGCGAAGGGTGAATGCAAAGATTGTTTAGCCGTGCAAGAAGCAGAACAAAACCCTAACACTCAATGCGATAGTTGCGGATGGGCAGCCGCGAAGGGTGGCAGCGATGAGTGATAAGGCCAAACTGCTGCCGTGCCCGTTTTGCGGCGGAAAAGCCAAAGTGAGCAGTTTCCCCGGCGCGCATAACGTCTGGTGCGAAAATCAACCTGTGAGCTGCGGTAACCGAGCGATGTTCACCGTTGAGCAGTGGAACACCCGCGCCGCCCCGACCGAGGATGTCCGCTTACACCAGTCCGCGGCGGATACGCTCAAGCAGGCCGCTGACACATTGGATGCCATCGACCGACGCCGCATTGAACGCGCTGAACGACTTGGTTTGCCCGAGGATGTCCGCGCAGTGGCGGATGAGCCGGTGCACCAGGTTCGCTCCCACGGATCCTGCTGCTGGGAAGATGTCAGCGGCGAGTCACTGGAATCATACCGATGCCAGCCCGAGCACTACGAAATTCGAAAGCTTTACCGCCAGCCGCAATGTTCGGAGGTCAGCCCGCAATGTTCGGAGCAGCTCCGAACACAAGCCCGCCCAGTCGCTTTGCCGGAGCGCCTGCGTGAAGTCTGGCTTTTCCTCGACGGGCAATCCGAGCTGGAAGGCTGCGTGTTCGGCGAGAAGCCCGAAGGCCGCCACAACTTCTGGTGGCGCAAAGAGCTTCGCGCCGCTCTGGAAGAGTTATACCCAGCGCAGTAACCCCGCCGCCCGTTCGGCCCCACCCTATCCCTATTGCCTGCTGCGTATGCGGCGAGGAGATCATGTGTCCGCGATAAAAGAACGACCGATCCTGTTCTCGGCGCCGATGGTGCGCGCCGTCCTGGAAAGCCGTAAGTCAGTCACGCGCCGCGCGCTCAAAGTGCAGCCGCATATCGATGCGAGCGGAAATTTTTGCGTAGGGCAGTACAACTACGGGCAGGATTTGGACGGCACGCCAATGACTAGGCACTTCGTCAAGAGTCACTGCCCCTACGGCCAGCCCGGCGAACGCCTGTGGGTGCGCGAGACTTGGGGCGTCATCAGCCACGACTTTGACGAACACGGCAACATGATCGACTGGACGCCTGACCGCCACGCCACTCCGATCCGGGAAATGCCTTTCGGGCGTGGCTATTACTCGGGTCACGTAATCTACCGTGCCGACGGCGAAGCGACATGGGCTGGTGACGATGACGGCGGCGGGGATGATCGCTCCGCTTGGAAGCCGAGCATTCACATGCCTCGTATCGCCAGTCGCATCCTGCTGGAGATAACCGACGTGCGCGTCGAGCGCCTGCAGGATGGTGAAGGCGAGACGACGTTCGAAAGTCGCTACGTCGCTGAAGGCATCCACCGCATCCACCACGGTGACGGTGACTATTACTTCCACCCCTTCAAAGACGAGCCCGGCCCGGGCAACTGGTGCGATCCGTTCGCCGCCTGGCGGGAGTTGTGGGTATCCATAAACGGAGGTGACTCATGGAACAGCAACCCATGGGTCTGGGTCGTCGAGTTCAAGCGGGTGACGCCATGAAGACCTATCCGCTTGATATCGAATCCGTGGGTGAAGACACGTACATC